TTCACCGTTCAGGATGCGCTGGGTAATGCCCATGGCATCGAGCGCCTGCGTGACGCTCTTAGACGCAGTGCCCGCCTGCACCGCCCCCAGCGTCTCGTTGAGGCGCTTGAGTATCTTCTCAGTCTGCTCTCCGGTCACTTCCAAAGCACGCAGGCCCTCGCGCAAGGTCTGGTAGCGCTCGACATTTACTCCGGCCTGATCGGCCGCGGTGGCAAGATCGTCTGCGAACTGCAGCGTCGAGCGCGCCATAGCCGTGATACCGGCAATGCCGATGCCGGCCGCCAGCGTCCCCGCGACACGAAGAACCGAACCGATGCTGTGGCCGAACTTGTATGCCGCTTGCTCGGCACGTCCGAGCTGCGCCTCGGTGCGGGTCGCAAACGTGCCGACCTGGGTTTCGAGCGAGCGCAGATTAGTGCGCGCAAGTTCGACGCTGGCGTCAACTTGTAGCAGCAACTGCTTGACATCATCGGCCATTCAGCGTCACCATTTCCAACTTTTGAAGGGGGCTTGCCGTGAACTTGTTTTTTGATTTTCTGGCGTGTGTGGCGGCGTTGATATGCGGCCTTTTTCTATTGACCGCGCTTTTATATGCTGATTCCGCACCCCAACAGGCCGCGCTGGCCGCGATCGGAATAGGAATCGCCTTCATATTTTACGCGGTGTCCGGCATTGCCCACCGGGCGACTATGCGCTCGCAAGTCAATCCTCCGGCTTCTCGCTCTTGACCTCTACCGCGGACCAGAACTCGTGGGGCGTCGACTGCCAGAACTCGTGCGGCCGCCAGCCGAAGACGGCGACCGCGATACCCATCAGTCGCCGGTAGCGGTCGGGCGGGTCGTCTCCGTCACCGGCTTCTTTTTTCCCGAAGCGTCGACGCCCCCCGTCACCGCTTCGGCGAGAGCGACATAGATGCGCATCTGCGAACGGGGCAGGCCCTCGACGAACATCAGTTCTCCGAGACGATCGGCCTTGACTGACTTCGCCGTTCGCCGCTCTGGCGTCTCATCGCCGTCAGGGGCATTGCCCCATGCCCGAACCATGCACTCCGCGATGACGCTAAGGTCATCGAGAGACAGCGCCTGACGCTCAGCCGCCGCCGTCAGTTCGACCAGGGAGCGACCCAGGCGGCTCTCGATTTCCTTGCAGGCGGCATAGGAAGGGCGCAGCACATAGTCCACGCCCTCCAGGCTCAACGACGTTTCGCCCCGACTATCGTTCGCCGTCATCAGGCAAGCTCATCAACAGTCGGAGGCGACGCCAGCGTCAGATTACTCGTGGCTTTGACGGCATCGTTCTGCCCCATGGTGGAGTTATAATTGCCGATGTACATGTCGGCCTCAAATACGACGTCGGCGGGATCGGCACCCGCTGCGCCTCCTTTACGGATCTGAAAGCCGATAGCGGCGCTGGTCTTAGATTGAGTTTCAAAGCGCGTGAAGCCATTGGCGTCAGGCAGGTTGGGGATCATCTCAAAATCCACCGTCAGGCTGCGCAGCCCCGGCGCGTTGGTGCCATAGGGGAAGTCGTCCTTGGTCGACGTGTCGATTTGGGCGGACTGGCGATTGATCGTCAGGCTCTGCTGTCCCTTGATCTCGTTATAGGTGCCCGGCGTGCTGCTTTCGATCCACAGCCGGTAGTCGTTGCCGAGAAGCTTTGCCATTTACGTTGCTCCATTAAAAAACCCCGCACGATGGCGGGGCGCGGGGTGATCGGGATGAAAGTGATCAGGCAGGTTGGGCGAACAATTCGAACGTCTGCCGTCCATAATAACTGAGGCCGTCTTCAAGCAGTTCGTCCGATGCACTGGTCAGATGTGGCCGGGAAAGCAGGCTGCCAGATGGTGAGGCGAGTTGTTGCTGGTGGAGCGTTGCCTTGACCAGTTGCATGATCTCATACAGGCCCTTGCGCCCCGGCCCCCTGAAAATGGTCACGATTTCCAGCGTATGTCGCTCAAAATCGTCCCCCTTGCCGCCCTCCTGACCGGCAGTCAGTTCGCCAATGATGACGACCGGCGGCTGTGTATTCTCAGGCACGTGTTGATAGACGGCCGCCAGCGGCATGACGATGGCCGCGGACAGCGCGTCAAACACCGCCTCCTGTGTTGCGAGCATCAAGCTACTCAAGACCGATCCCCCGCGATGCGTCCGAAAGAACCCTGGTCCAGAACTGCTTGAGGCGTCGATTGATCATGTTCATCAATTCAGGCCGGCGCCTGTAGATGAATGGGCGACCGCGCCTGGCCTTTACCCGGAGGCGGTATGGCGGATGCGCAACCCTGCGGCGATTCACGAGCGCAGAGCCCGCTTCAATGCGACGATTGACCATCACCGTCTGCGCCTTACGGCCGAACTCAATAATCCGGCCATAGAACAGCCGCCGGTTGATCGGCTTCCCGAGAAGCCCCGCCCTAAGCTTAAGCGTCTTCTGGTTCACCTTGTAGCTGATTCCCGCCCGCAACCGGCCTGTCTTCACCGGCGCATCGGCCCGCTGGGCATTGGTGATGTCGCGGCCGGCAAGCACCATCGCGTCGGCCATTTCCTCCCGCATCGCTTCCGGCAAGCGCCGGAGCATTCGGCGAATTGAGGTTGCCCCCTTTACCCGCTTCCTCACTGTGGGCTTTCCGTATCAGCGAAGATCTCCGACCAACGGCGGCGACCGTCCAGATCCGTGATCGATCGCACGTTCAGTTGCAGGTCTCCGAACAGGATTCGATCGGCTGTCCGGATGTCCGTCTGGTAGCGCATGGTGATGCGATAGGGTGTGACCCCCTGGATCGTTCCGGCGACCAGGGATTCCCTGCCGGCCTGCGACAGCACTTCGGCATAGGTCGTCAGATACGTAGCCCATTCACGTGTGAAGCCGCCTACCCCGTCCGGCGTGTCTGTGAGACGCTGCAAAGTGATCAGGTGCCGAAGACGGCCCGGATTGACGATGATGGCCATCAGACCAGCACCCGCCGATAGGGGCGAACCAGGTTGATGACCGCCGCATCGCTCCACTTCTCTCCGGTCGCATCGTCATACAGCCAGCCCATGACCAGCAGTACCGCGCTAACCAGGGCGCCCGGTACATCCTCGACGTCGAGCCAGCCGCAACGATACTGGATCGTCACCGAGCGGTCGCGATAGAGCGTGTTCGGCCAATAGCTGACGGGCAGGATGATCGGCTGCTCGCCATGCAGATATTCGACCCAATCGCCGCCATAGACCGTCTGGCTCGCGCCCGATGGGTCGGTATAGGTGATGGAGTCGATCTGGCTGACGACGCCGCCTGGCAGGCGGATTTCCCCGGCCGGGAAACCGTCGAGATATAGCGCGCGGGTCTGGTCCATCAGCGCCCGATCGGCCATGTCCTCAACCAGCTGGCGGGCGCGCTTGATCAGGTCGGCGGCATCGACGTCATTGATTTCGTCGGCGGTCGCGCGAAGATGCCGGCGCGCCTGTTCGATCGTCACCGGCTCCTGCGACGGTGGAACGATAACCGCAGTGGTCCAGGTCATGCGATCACCTCGGCATGGTAGATGTTGGCCTTGCGCTGGCTGGGCACGTTGGACCGGCGAACCTTCAGCGACACAGGCTTGCCGTCCAGAACGCCCTCTGTCGCCAGTTCAGGGCGAATGCGGCGGTCGTTGGGGATAAAGGCCAGTTCGTTGCCCGACACCCCGCACAGGCCGTCAAACACGCCCGGAATGACCAGGGGCGACCGTCCGCCATTGTCGATGTTCATTGCTGCCTCACGTTCAGGATGATCGTGCGCTCAAACTCTTTGTATGGAACGCTGTCGGTACGGACGAGAACCGCCATCCCCGCATGAATGCCGGCACCCGAAAAGATGGAGGCCTGCTGTTCGAGCGGATTGCACAGGAACCAGATCTGGACCTTCTTGCCGGCGGTATCGATGATCGGTGCGCGGCCGGACGACTGGTCGATGCTGATGCCGATCAGGGCGGCGGCGGCGCTGACCGAAATCTGCTGAATGCTGGCGATTTTCTCCCCGGTCGCCAGAAGCCGACTGTAATCGATCCCGTATGGCGCCCGATCGGACGGGTCCATGGCGACCTGCCAGATCGGCGCGCCCAAGGGCAGGCCTTGGACCACCGTTGCCGTTGTCCCGACCGCCGGCAACACGATGGTTCGTTCGGCCGAGGCGATCACCGTCCCAGTGCCGGCGCTCGCCGTGCCACCTGCCGCCAGCAAGGCCACCGGGGCAATCGTGGCGAGAAGACTGCCCGTCACCGGCAGCAAGCCGCTAACCGTGCCGACGGCGGAGATGCCGACCGGCGCCATCGTGATCGACACCACGCCCTTGATGGCGGTCGCACCAGCCGCGACGATTGCGACGGCGCCAAGAGTGACAGCCAAGGCTCCCTTTACGGCGACGCGGCCAGTGGCCCCCAGTGTGACCGCGCCCAACGTGGCCGCGAGGGTGCCGGACGTGACGACAGGCGCATCGCTCTCATAAGCACCGGCGGCGCCCGTGCCGTTGTTGCGGCGCGCCGTGCCACCGAGGTCGAACGCCAGCGCCTGAAGGCCGGTCGGGACGCGGTTATAGGCAACGTTGGTCGTGCCGGTCAGATGATAGTCACCGCCGCCGACCAGTGCTGCGCCCGCCTTGTTGTCGACGAACCCGGGCGCCGTGCCGAGGGAACTTGACGGCTCCCAATGATCACCGAGCCATGATGTCGCCGCTGGCGTGGTGGTCCCGTCGGTCGCGCGGAAGGCGACGTCGCCCTTGGCGCCGACCGCAAAGCGCGGTTTCAGGTTGCCGACCCGGCCCGTGCCTTGCGTCGCCGCGTCGAACAGGTCGCCCTTCATGTTCCAGTCGCGGGCGATGTTGAACCGGCGATAGATCGTCTTGCGCTTGCCGGCCGCTCCGGCGACGTCGGCATAGGCGATGTTGACGCGCGAGGTCGTGTCGGTGCCTGGGATGGTGTTGTGCTGGAAGACGACGTTGGCGATCACCGAAGCGGCCTTAACCTGATGAGCGAATGGAGATGATGATGGACCGGGAATGCGTGAAAGCGGTGGGGGAGTCTCTGGAAGGCTTACGCCTGCCGACAGAGAATGCTTTAGCTGTGACTTATCGCGCCCATGGCCCGTCTATTGACTGCCGGGGAGGCTTTATGTCCGTGACGGTGACGACATCCGATGATGAGCAGACATCGGAAGCGATTAGCTTGCCCGATGCTCTCCTTCTTGTCCGCCACAAAATCGCAGCGGAGACGGATCGTCGCGCCAAGGCGAAAGCCAAGGCAGCCACCCTGCCAAGCGAGGTGGAGTGATGCGCGACGAGAGCATAAAGAGCCTTTTGGCTATTCAGCTAAAAGCTATGGCGTCGCTCCAGTTGCAGATGTCCGCCACCCTCACCGGGAAGGGCCAGGACGAACTGCGCAAGCACTTCATGGAGTCCGCCGAGATTATGATCAAGGCCGCAGAGGAATTGCGGTCGTGACCAAACCCTTCTCCTGGCGCGACCCTGAACGCCCGTTCGCGGCGCAGGCTGATCGCATCCAATTTCTTGAGAAAGGCACGGCCCGCAAAAGCTGGCTGTCTCGTATATGGGAGAGATTGAGGTGAGCGAACCCAACAAACTCAAAGACGACGCATTTCTTATTGATGCGCTCGACCGCTCCGCCGACGCGATGACGACAGGCATGATCATACGCGCCAAGTTCGAGCCGACCCGGGAGTTTGTCCAGATGCTGGAACAGACGAGGGACCGTCTCCGCGAGATGACACAGTTTCAACCGATTGAGACGGCGCCCCATAACCGCTCGGTTCTTCTCGGCTGGCGGGATTGGCGTGACGGCAAGTGGTTGATGGCGGTTGACGCGGCCACAACCGGGGAGAGATTTGACAACGGCTACAGCTCGGTAAGCCAGCATGGTAGCGCCACCCATTGGATGCATCTCCCTCCCCCTCCACCCACGGAAAGCGAGGACTGAGATGAGCGCGCGCGCCCGCTTCAAGCAGAGTGACGTGACCCGTGCGGTTCGCGGCGCCATCGCGGCGGGCCTCCGCGTCGGAAAGGTCGAGATTGACCCCAGCGGCAAGATCATCATCTTGCCCGAGCTTATGGTGAAACAACGCGGGAATAGCTGGGACGACGTGCTAAGATGAAACGCCGCCTGCTGCCTAAATGGGTTTCAGCCTTCCAGGATCGCCACGGCAAGGAGCGCCTGCGCTTCCGTCGTCAGGGGTCGAAGGTTCACTATTTCTCCGCGAAGTTCGGCACAGAGGCGTTCCGGGATGAATATCGCGCCTGTCTCGATGGAACGGAAATCGCGATCAAGCCGGGGCTGGATCGGATCATCCCCGGCAGCATCAGCGATCTTATTATGCGCTATGTGGCCACCCCTTCGCGCCTCGGGCCGTCGGAGGTAACCCAGCGCAAGGTAAGGCACATTCTAGAAAGCTTCCGGTCGCTCCACGGGCATCGGCTCGTGGTCGATGTAGAGTTCGAACACGTGGACGCGATCATAGCCGAAAAGAGCAGGATAAAGACCGTCAATAAACGCAAGACCGGCGGTCCACAGGCGGCGCACAAGCTACGCAAGGAACTGCGCCGTCTGTTCGACTTCGCGGTGAAGATCCGGATGCGCGAGGACAATCCAGTCAACCATTCCGATACGGTCAAGGTCAAGAGCAAAGGCTACCACACCTGGTCCGAAGCTGAGATTGCGCAGTTCCGCGATCACCACGCGGTCGGCACGATGGCCCGGCTTGCACTGGAGATGCTGTTGTGGACCGGGCAGAGGCGCGGCGACGTGATTGTCCTCGGTGAAAAAAACAAGGTGGACGGGAAGTTCGTGCTGACCCAGGCGAAGACCGGGAAAGTGCTTTGGCTCCCAATCGCGCCTCAATTGAGCGCCGCGATCAAGGCCATGCCCTCCTGCACCGCGCCGACATATCTTGTCAGCCCCAGCGGCAAGCCATTCACCAATGCCTTTTTCGGCAATTGGTTCAGGGAACAGTGCGACGCCGCCGGTCTTCCAGGGTGCACCGCTCACGGGCTGCGCAAAGCGATCAGCCGACGTATGGCGGACCTGGGCCACAGTAACCAACTGATCAAATCGATCACCGGCCACAGTCGTGATTCGGAAGTCGCACTTTACACCAAGGCAGCCGATCAAAAGCGCATGGCAGAGACCACGATTTCTGATTTATCGTTATGGGAATTGGCTAACCCCCATGATAAGGTAGCCAAATCGTCCGAGAAATCGGCGGAAAACAGGGAGTCCTGA